GGCGGCAAAGTGGGAAAAGAATTGATTTGCTTATGCAGAGAGATTGACAAGGCGACGGGCGAAATTGCCGTCTATTCAATCAACGCAGAAGTTACGGATCGGCTTTTGTTTATGTTGGGTATCCGCCAGCGGGCAAATCCCGAATTGCGGTACTTCGTAACGCTTCGGGCGAATTTCGACGCGAACGAAGAAACGATCTTGAAGCAGTTGCACCGGAAGCAAGTAACGGATCGACTTTTAACCGCTTTGAACATAGCGGCAATTTGACGAAAGGAGCGGCACACATGAAGGACAACAAAAGCGGCTGGCAGTTCCCGAAGGCGCTTGAAATCATCAAGTGCAAAGAGGGCAACAAAGAATTTATGAAGGAGCGCCCAGCGCGCCGCCCGTTCGGGAACACGGTTCTTATTTGCGAATATCCGATCGAGAACGCCGGAGCGGAAGAACCGAACGCAAAATTGATTACATGGCGGCTGGCAAAGCGCGCGGCGCGCGACTTCTTGCGCGTTTCGTATATGCCTTCGGCTATCGTATCCGCCGGAGAGCGGGACGGGAAAACGTCGATCCGCGTATACGGCAAATATTAACCACGAAAGGAGCTATTCGACAATGTTTCAGAAGAAAAAGAAATGCGGCGTTTGCGGGTATCGCTTCACGCCGAAGAAAGAAGAAGTCTACACGGCGGAAGAACCGCGTTCGATGGCTGAATGCCTTACAAAACCGCCCGTTCGATTTTCGGCGATTGATTGCCCGCGTTGCGGTTGTCAAATCGCCCTTGCGATCAGAGTTCCGCGCGTAAACATTGCGCCCGTCGTCGAGAGGGACGAACCGGAGGAAAGCGAGGTGGCGGAAAATGAAGATTAAAAATATCGCCGCAATCTGCAAGAAGAATAAAAGCGTCGTTCTTTTCGAGCGGCGCAACGACGAAGGCGACGTTACCTTGCAATACATAGGCGACGGCGGCGCGGTGTATCCGGCTATCGGGCTTCCCATGCTTGACGAAGAAAGCGTTTTAGCGATCTTCGACGTGCCGGAGAAACAGCGCGAAGATTGGTACGTTCGTTCAACGGGCATTCCGGAGGGGATCAACCTTGACGACATAGACGGGACAGAAAAGCCCGTCGAGCGGGAAGCAATTTCGATCGTGTATTCGGGAAAAACCTTGAAGCCATTGCGAACACGACGCGGGCTTGTGTTCATTGAAAGCCGTTATCTTTCGCCCGTATCTGACGTTATGGACGTGCTGGAGCTTTACGAAAGGATCACGCCGAGCGGCACGCCCTACATTGTAGCGAAAGCGGGCTTCCTGCTTCAAGCGGTGATTATGCCGTATGACGTTATCAATCAACAGTTTGTAGATAAATTGCAGGAATTGACGCGCGAATGCGTGATTTCTCTTGACCTTCGCAAACAGGAAGCGGAGCGGGCGCGCGCCGACGAAGCGGAACAATATTCTTTGAACGTCGATCCGGAAACGGGCGAAATCGTCGAAGAAAGCGAGGGTTCGGACAATGCCTAAAATGACAATACGCGTTATCTTGAAAAGCGGCGCGGAATTCGCCGTTAAATGTGACAAGTTCACCGTAACACGGGACGGCTTCGGAAACGTAGCAGGATACAACATTAGCGGGATCACAGAGAACAAGCCCGTTTATATCGACTTCACACAGGTGGCGGCGGTTGTTCGTGTGTATTCAGACGAAAGAGAGGTGGCGGACGATGAACAATGCGCTTCTATCCTCTAAAAATATGTGCTGGTGTACGCCGCAAGACTTCTTCGACGCGCTGAACGAGGAATTCGGCTTCGTTCTTGATCCGGCGGCGACCGACAAGACGGCGAAATGCGAATTGTACTACACGCCGGAAACGGACGGGCTTTCGCAAAGCTGGGATCGCGGCGGCGCTGTATTCTGCAATCCGCCTTACGGACGCGAGATCGGCAAGTGGGTAAAAAGGCGTTCGAGGAAGCGCGGGGGGGGTATCCCGTTGTTTTACTTATTCCGGCACGCACAGATACGACCTATTTTCACGATTACATTTACGGGAAAGCGGAAATCCGCTTCATACGCGGACGGCTTCGCTTCACAGACGAAGAAGGCAACGCCGCCGATCCCGCGCCCTTCCCTTCTATGCTTGTAATTTATAACGGGGAGCGGGTGAAGGATTGAGCGACGACAAACATTTTGAATGCACATTATCGCCCGAAGCACGAATGAAGGATTGCAGAGGGTGCGAGGGTTGTGGCTGGGAGAGGGCGGAAGCCACCCGCCGCCGCGCCTACTTAAAAGAACACGGCTTGACGCTATGCGCTGACGGCTTGCGAAGGATGGTTGTACGAAAGGAGCGATCGGAAATGAAATACACGGTATGCGACAATTGCGGCGCACATCTTGATAACGGCGAAAGGTGCGATTGCACAGAGAACCGCAACGGCGACAATTCGCCGAAGGAAAATAAATCTTACGAAGGAGCGAACAGCAATGACAGGAATTAACGAGGTTGCGAAGGAAATTCACGAAAACGCCCGCGCCCACGGCTGGTGGGACGAAGAACGCGGCTTTCCGGAGGTTTTAGCGCTCATTCATTCGGAGGTATCCGAAGCGCTGGAGGAATACCGCAACGGACACGGTGCAACGGAAATCTATTTCAGCGACAACGGCAAGCCCGAAGGTATCCCGACGGAGCTTGCGGACGTGATTATTCGCGTTCTTGATTATTGCGGATACGCAGGGATCGACATTGACGCGGCGATTTCACAGAAGCACGAATACAACAAAAGCCGCCCGTATCGGCACGGCGGCAAGAAGTGTTAATCATGGCGGAGCGGGTGAACCACCCGCCGCACTATAACGCGGGCGGGATTGAGTGTATCGACGCGCTGGAAGCCGAGACAAGCGGGCTTCAAGGAATAGAAGCCTTTTGCACAGCGAACGCGATCAAGTATTTGTGGCGCTGGAAGCTGAAAAACGGTGAAGAGGACTTGCAAAAGGCGGATTGGTATATCCAACGAGCGGGCGCAGACAGCGCCGCAGGAAAGGAGCTATTCAATATGAAAGAGAACAAACACGGCTTCGAGCCGAAACAGGAATTCACAATGGGCGGGATCGCTTGGACGGTCATTCAAACGGGCGCGGATTGGGTGAAGTGCATTACTTCCGATTGCGTCGAGGAACGCGCCTTCGATGAAGGGAACAAGAACGACTTTGCCGCTTCTTCCCTTCGCGCCTATCTGAACGGCGAATTCTTGCGCCGTCTGATTAAGGCGGGCGCGCCGGAAGAAATGTTCGAGTATTTCAACATCGACTTGACCGCCGACGACGGCTTGAAGAATTACGGCGGCGATCGCGTCCGGATCGGGCTTATCACTTGCGAGGAATACCGCCTTTTGCGCGGCAACATTCCGGCGCTTCCGGATCGTTGGTGGTGGACGGCTACACCGGACAGCCCGATAAATTCTTTCGTCCGCTACGTCGTTTCGGACGGCTCTTTGATCCTCAACAACGCGTACTACGGCTACGGGGGCGTTCGCCCGCTTTGCAATCTCAAATCTGAAATCTTGGTATCGTACTTAAACGGCGAGAACGCAGAGGAACAGAAGAAGCGCGCCAAAGCCGTCGATATGATGAAGCATATTGCCGCCGCGTGGGACATCGACGCGGAAGAGGTTTTCGGGAGGGCTGACGAATGACAATGTATCAATTCATGGTGAACGCCTTTTATATGCTCTGCGGCGTTGCTTGCGTCGCCGCTTCCGTTGTGATCGTCTACATCGTTTTGAACGTGCTTTTCAGAGCGCTTCGGAGGGGCAGCGGGAACAATGGCAGATATTAAGATTGACGAAGAAATGCTTTTGCGCGCGGGGCTTGGGATCGGCTACGCGTTCGCGCCCTTCTTTCGGGGTATTATGAACGGCGTTGAAGATTACACGATCGAACAGGCGGCGCGGGAAATGCAGGAAGAACACGACGCGCAGGAAGCCGAAGAGGGCTTGAAACGTCCGGTTGAAAAAACGCTGATCGGCGATTGCCGGAAGTGCTGGTGCGATCAATGCGCGAAGCTGGAACAATGCGTTCACTTGCGCGAAGGCGCGCTTCCGGACGGGGTACGCCCGTTCCCTTGCGTCGGGTGCGCGGACGGAATGCGCTTCAAGCCTTGCGAAGAAGAACGGTGCGCCGATTTCGAGCAGGGCGCAGGATTTAATAACGGCTGACAAAACAAAAAAAGAGAACGTCCGGTTGCGACGTTCCGGACGTTCTCTTTTCCTCTTACATAGCTGTAAAAGGAGCTATTCAATATTGAAATTATAGCATTTTACGGCGCTTTTGTCAAGGAAGGGCGGCGGGATTATGCAGAGGGTTAAAAGACGTATTTTTTCGGGCGTTGTATGTGAACAGGAAGTTTACACCGTATCCGATCGAACAAACATCAAGAAGGCTGAACCGCGCCAGCGCTTCAAGGACGACGAAGAGCGCGCGCAACATCGGATCGGCATATCAAAACGGAAACACCAGCGGCTGGTTAATGAAAACTTTTCGCCGCTTTCCTTATATAGTACGCTGACGTTCGACGACGACAGCGAAGTTCATACATTCAGCGAAGCGCGCAGAATACGCGACAATTACTTCCGGCGGCTTCAAAGGGCTTGTCCCGACGCGAAGATCATTATTTACATGGGGCGCGGCAAGTCTACGAACCGAATTCATTTTCACATGATTTCGGACGGCATACCGGAAGAAACGATCAGCGGCAAGTGGAACGACGGATCAGTAATCCATATCCGGCACTTGCGCGAACACAATTATTATAACGGCGTTGACTACGGGCAGGATTACACGGGGCTTGCGGATTACCTCTTCAACCATTGGACACCGGAACAGGGCGGACACCGTTGGAAGGCGACGCGCAATCTTCGCCAGCCGGAGAAGGAAGCGCCGACGCTTGCACTTCGGACGTATACGGAAAAGAAAGCACCGATCGCGCCGAAGGGTTACAAGCTGGTGGAAGCCCGCGCGACGAAGTGGGGCTACATATATTATAAATATGTACGCGAACCGGAGAAGCCAAAACGACGGAAGAAACGTGAATAGCGGGAACGCCCGAAGGGGCGCAATAAAAAGCCTTGTAAATGTGTAAAGTTTTACGACCAGCGCTTTTCCTTCCGGAAGATTGATTTTATTTATTCCCCGTCGCCCGCTTTTCAGAGATCACGAACGCGCGCATTGTCAAGGGTGCGAAGCACGGCGAAGCCGCTTGCCCTTGATAATGAAAGCGCGGGAGTGATAAAAGCGGGAAGGCGGCGGGGATATAAAATCAATCGTGAAGGATCGGTTCAGAACACGGATCGAGGAAGCCCACCGGATCGCCGATAGATTTATTCCTTTAAGCCCGTTCCCCCCCAGCGGGGGGCGGAGGGGGGAGAAAAAGAAAGAAGGTGAACAACGTATGCTTGAATTGAACAAGCTGTATAACATGGACTGTATGCAGGGAATGAAAGAGTTTCCGGACGGCTTCTTCGATCTTGCGATCGTTGATCCGCCTTACGGTATCGGCATAGACGGACAGAAGAAGCGCGTATGCGGCAATCCGAAGCATAACCGGAAAGAGCATATCCGGAAAAGCTGGGACAAGGCTATTCCCCCGCCCGAATACTTCCGCGAATTGGAACGCGTTTCAAAAGCACAAGTGATATGGGGCGGAAATTACTTCGTTCCGTATCTTGAACAAGGACATAAAGGCTGGCTTGTATGGGACAAGGGGCAACACGGCTTGACAATGAGCGATTGCGAATTAGCGTATACCAGTTTCGACACGCCGACGCGCGTTTTTGTCTGCAATCGCGTTGAATTGCTGAACGACGGGACAATTCACCCGACGCAAAAGCCCGTGAAGCTGTATTCGTGGGTTCTTTCCCTCTTTGCCCGAAAAGGTATGAAGATATTGGACACACACGCCGGAAGCGGAAGTTCCTTGATCGCTTGCTATCGTCAAGGCGGGCTTGATTTCGTCGGCTTTGAGATCGACGAAGATTATTGCCGCGCGGCAAATGAACGACTGGAACAGGAACAAGCACAAATCCGGCTTTTTGATCTCTTGGAGCAGGAAGAACGGAAAGCGCAAGCAACGCTTTTTACGAAATGAAGGGAGGAAACACAATGCAGGAAAAAAGGACGCTATATCTTGCCGGAAAGATCACGGGCGATCCGTATTATTTCACGAAGTTTTACAACGCGCAAAAGAAGCTGGAGGAAGGCGGCTTCATCGTCGTAAATCCGGCGCTTCTTCCGGCGGAGGGCTTCACGTGGGAAGCCTATATGCGTATGTCCGGCGCTATGCTTGCAGAGTGCGCCGAAGTCTGTTTTCTTCCGGACTGGAAAGAGAGCAAAGGCGCGAAATATGAATTCGGCGAAGCAATGGCGCAGAACAAGCCGTTTTTCTTCTTCGCTGATTGGGAACGGGAGGGATCGCAGAATGCAGAAAAATAAAATGCCCGTTCCGACGGAAGCACAAGAGCAAATGACGCTGTTTTCGTGGGCGGCTATGCAAAGCGGGAAATATCCCGAATTGAATCTGCTTTATCACGTCCCGAACGGCGGGAGCAGACACAAGGCGGAAGCGGGACGGCTTCGAGCGGAGGGCGTGAAAGCGGGCGTTCCCGATCTATGCTTACCCGTCGCGCGCGGGCAGTATCACGGGCTTTACATAGAGCTTAAACGACAACGCGGCGGCAGGACAAGCGATCATCAATCGGAATGGCTGGACGCTCTTTCGGCGCAGGGCTACAAAGCCGCGCTTTGCTACGGCTGGGAACAGGCGGCGAAAACAATTATCGAATATCTAACCGGAGGTGGAACACATGGCTAAAAAGCAAACCGACCTTCCCGAAGAATTGCGGGAAGCCGTATTTGAAGCCGCAAGAGCAGGGGCGGCGGAAGCGTACACGCAGAACACGGGGTACGTAAATTACTTCAAGGCAATGGAAACGCTCTTGTATAACTACAAGAAGCTGGCGGCGCTTGTCGCCGACGAAGAAGCGTATTGCGACGTTGAGTATCACGCAGGGCGCAAGACGTTTTCGGCAACACCACAGGCAAAAGGCTTTATTCAGCACAAGACCGAAGCGGAGATCGTCGAGGAAATGCGAGAGGAAAAACAAAAGCAGTTCAAAGAAACGAAATCCGGCTTCGAGAGCTTGACGCGCGCTATTTCTCTTTTCGCGGGGCATAAAGAATTCGTTGTGATCCGGCTTTACTATTTCGGCGAGGACATCAACGGCAATCCGCGAGAGGGCGGAACGGCGACGTGGGAAGAGATCGCGGAAGAGCTTTCCGACGCGGGCATTCTCAAAGAGATAAAGACGGCGCGCCGCTGGCGGAACAAGATCGTCAATGATATGGCGGTATGCGTATTCGGCATTCCGGCGGCGGTATCAGCGGCGACATACCGGAAAGCTGTTGACAAATGACCAAAACGCGACCAAACAATGCACCTTGTCCGCGACACTTACGCGTGATATAATAATTACGCTGAATTATTGCGAATTGAATAGCGCGGGATAAAGCCTTTTGCGTGATACGCGGAAGGCTTTTTCTTTTGCTCTTTTGCACAGACTTTTCCACAGGAAGGAGGATAACCGCATGAAGCCGTGGGCGGAAAGGTTCTACAATTCGGACGCTTGGCGTTCATGCCGCGACAGCTTCTTGAAGTCGAAGGGCTACTTGTGCGAACGCTGTTCAACGCCGGACAATCCAGTAACCGCGAAGATTGCACATCACAAAACATACTTGACGAAGCAGAATATCAACGATCCGTACATAGCGCTTTCGTGGGACAATCTCGAAGCGCTTTGTCAAGATTGCCACAACAAAGAACACCACCGGAACGACAAGAAAAAACGGTACGCATTCGACGAAGCGGGAAACCTCATATCCCCCCCTATTCGCTCAAAATTTAGGG